CCGCAAGATCTTCATGTGCTCGACGCCGAAGATCACGGGCATGTCCCGAATCGAGGCGGCGTATGAAGAGAGCGATAAGCGGCTCTACTGGGTGCCGTGTCCGGTTTGCCGCGCGTTCCAGACTCTTAAGTTTGCTCAATTGCGGTGGCCGAAGGGCGAAACGGAAAAGGCGGTTTACGTCTGCGAGCATTGCGGGCAGGAAATTCACAATCACCAGAAGCAGTCGATGTTGGCGTGCGGAGAGTGGCGGCGCAGCGCCGTCGGTGACGGCAAGACGGCTGGCTTCCACCTTTCCAGTCTCTACTCGCCGGTCGGGTGGTTCGCGTGGTCGGACGCGGCAAAACAGTTCGAGCAGGCGCAGAAGAATCCCGCGTTGCTTCAAGTCTTCGTCAATACCGTGCTGGGCGAGACGTGGACGCTGTTGGGAGAAGCGCCGGAGTGGCAGAAGCTGTATGACCGGCGGGAGGCGTACAAGGTCGGCACCGTGCCGCCTGGCGGGCTGTTCCTTACGGCTGGCGCGGATGTCCAGAAGGACCGCATCGAGGTTGAAATCACCGCTTGGGGCCGTGGCAAGGAGTCGTGGTCAGTCGATTATCGGGTGTTCGAGGGCGACACCTCGCGGCCGCAGGTGTGGGAGAAACTCACTGGACTGCTGAACGAATCCTTCTCCACCGAGTCCGGTCTGGAATTGCAGATCCTGCAACTCGCCGTGGATTCGGGTTTCGCCGCCATCGAGGTGTACCAGTGGGCGCGACGCCAGGGCGGGCGGGTGCTGGTCATCAAGGGCGATTCGCGGACGCCCGCGCTCATCGGATCGGCCGCGCCGGTGGAGGTGGGGCCAGCAGGCGCAAAACTGAAGCGCGGCGTGCGGGTGTGGCCGGTCAATTCCGGCATGGCCAAGGAGGAGTTGTACCGATGGCTCCGACAGGATCGCCCGACGGACGAGGACGTGGCGAAGGGGATTCCATTCCCTCCTGGGTATTGCCACTTCCCGCGCTATAGCGAAGAGTACTTCAAACAGATCACCGCCGAGCAGTTGGTGACGAAGATCGTCAAGGGCTATCGCCGACACGAGTGGCAGAAGATGCGCGAGCGCAATGAGGCGCTCGATTGCCGCGTGTACGCACGCGCGGCGGCTGGACGGGTCGGTATCGACCGTTTCCAGGAGAAGCACTGGGCCGACCTCGAGCGGCGGGTGGGCAGACCTCCAGTGAAGGAAGTCAAACAAGCACCGCAGCAACAAACGCAGCGCGCGGATGGCAGGCAGACCGCGCGTAACCGCGTGCGATTCAGGATGGATCTCTAATGGCGTTCACTCAGTCCGACCTCGACGCTCTCGACGCCGCGCGCAAACAGGGAGCAAGGCGAGTCCGCTTTCAGGATCGCGAATTTGAATTCGATTCCGTCGACGATTACCTCAAGCTCCGGAATCTGATCCTCAATGACATCGCCCAGCAGAGCGGGCCGCAGCAAGTGCGCCAGGTTCGTATCTACACGACGAACGGTTGGGGCCACTAAAGCACCGTGCCAATCGAAACGTTGATGACGCTCGCGCGTCAGGCCGGGCACGAGCCGATGCCGATCCCGCGCGTGCCGCGCACCCGCGCGATGGGAACGTTCCCGTTCGATGCCGCCGGGCGCGGGCGTCGGGGAATCGGATGGAATCCGCCGTTCCTCGGGCTGAACACGCTCCTGTTTTCGCACGGGCTGGAGTTGCAGTCGCGCAACCGGGACGCGGTTCGAAACAGCGCGTGGGCGGCGGCGGCCGTGGATTCGTATGTGGCGAATGCAATCGGTCGCGGCATTCGACTCGTACCGCACCACCCGGACGAGAACGTGCGCGACCTGATCACCAGGAAGTGGAATCGATGGACTCGGGAGTGCGATGTCGAGTACGACCCACGGAATCCTGCATCGGGCCAGACGGATTTTTACGGCCAGCAGATGGTGATCGCGCGCGAAGTCATGGAGGCCGGCGAGTGCTTCGTCCGGTTCCGGCCGCGTTCGGTGAAGGAAGGGCTTACGGTTCCGCTGCAACTCCAGTTGATCGAAGCCGAGCAGTTGCCGCTGTGGCGCACGGCGGTCGAGCAACTCCCGCCCAAGAACTCAGTGCGGTGCGGTATCGAGTTTCAGCCAGATGGACGTCGCGCGGCATACCACTTCTGGAAAGCGCATCCGGGCGAAACGATGTTCTTCCCGATGGACGCTCTTTCGGTCGAGCGAGTGCCCGCGACCGAAGTGCTGCACGTCTACAAGCCGATTCGCGCGGGTCAATTTCGGGGGCAGCCGTGGCTGACATCGGTAATTGCGAAGCTCTACGAACTGGAGCAATACACGGACGCCGAGATCGTCCGCAAGAAACTCGCGGCGATGATCACCGGGTTCATCACGCAGGCCAGCCCGGACAATCCGATCATCCCCCCGGACCAGTATCAGAACGGGCCGAGCCAGACCGAGCAAGGGACGCAGATCAGCAAGCTCGAACCCGGTACGTTCCAGGTCCTGAACTTCGGCGAAGAAGTGCAGTTTGCCGAGGCGAAGGACAGTGGCGATTTCAAATCGTTCATCAGAAGCTGCCTGCAAGCTTTCGCGAGCGGGGCCGGGCTCGCCGAGTACCAGATTAGCGGCGACCTGTCGGGGATCAACTACTCGTCGATCCGCGCCGGCCTGCTGGAGTTCCGTCGCAAGTGCGAACAGTATCAGCATTCGGTTTTCATCTTTCAAGTCTGCCATCCGGTGTATAAACGCTGGCTGCGCGACGCAATGCTGGCGCTGGTGTTCGGTATTGATCTGTTGAACGCCTACAACAAAGATCCCGAGCCGTTTGAGGAAGTGCAGTGGGTCACGCCTGGCTGGCCGTGGGTTGATCCCGAGAAGGACATCAAGGCCTCCAACGATGCCATCCGCAGTGGTCTCTCTACGCGCTCCGGCGAAGTCGCGGCGCAAGGACGCGATTCCGGGGCAGTGGACGCGGAGCAGGCAGCGGACAACAAACGCGCCGACAAGCTTGGGCTGTCTTACGACAGCGATGGCCGGAAGGTCCTCACCGGGCGCAACGCCGGATTGACGGAAGGCGAGATCCAGACGGACGCGAGCAAGGGAGAGGTGGATGTGAAGCCGTGAAGAATCTGACTCGTCTTGCATCGCGGTTCGTGAACACGCCACTCATGATTCATCACCCCAAGCTGGACGTGATAGTCCAGGCGCTGGGGCCACGGCTGGGGATCGTTCCGGTGGCCGGCGTGAAGCTGGCCGAACCGTTCGCCGCCGCATACATGGAGCAGGCCGACGACAGCGGCTACCAGGTGATCGACGGCATCGCCGTGATTCCGATCCAGGGCGTCCTGACGAAACAGGAGTCCTGGGTTTCGGCGCTCAGCGGTTGCAGTTCCTATGCGCAGATTGGGGCGTACCTCCAGGACGCGGTGAACGACGCCGGAGTGCGGGCGATTCTCTTGCAGGTGGATTCGCCTGGCGGCGAGACCACGGGCTGCCTGGAACTGTCCGACTACGTCTATTCGCTGCGAGGCGCGAAGCCGATCTACGCGGTCGCCGACGACTTCGCGTTCTCAGCAGCCTACGCACTCACCAGCGCGGCCGACAAGATCTTCGTCACGCGCATGGGAGCGGTCGGCTCGGTCGGCGTGGTGGTGTTGCATACCGAGGATTCGAAGTTCAACGACGAGCAGGGGTTCAAGTACACCTACATCTTCAAGGGCGACAAGAAGGTTGACGGGAACCCGCATGAACCGCTGTCGGAGCGGGCAGAGAAAGACATCCAGTCCGAAATTGACCGGCAGTACGACCAGTTCGTAGCAACGGTCGCGCGGAATCGGAAAGCCGATCCCGACAAAATCATCGGCACGCAGGCCGCCGTGTGCTGGTCCGAGAACGCGATCCCGCTGCTGGCAGACGAGGTCGGAACGCTTGGCGATGCCATGAATGCGCTTCGTCAACTGCTCGGCGAGCCGGTCCAGAGTTCCACGGCGGCGATTGCCGCAAATTCAACAACCAAGGAGGTAACAGCAAGTATGCCCAACGAAACGCTCACAATCGCCGCCGAGGGTAAGAAGCCTGGCAACGGTGACGGCGACGAGAAGACCAACAACGAACCGAAGTATTGTCATGCATGCGGAACCAAGCTCCACGCGGACGCGACGTTCTGCCATGCCTGCGGCACGAAGGCCGAAGGCGAGGCGTCTGGCAAGTTCTGCCACGCCTGCGGTGCCGAACTGCGCAAAGGTGCGGAGTTCTGTCACGCCTGCGGCGAAGGCGCAAAGAGCGACGCCAAGAAACCGGAAGGCATGGCTCCGCTTGCCGGCCTCGCAGCGATGCCGCTGAAGATGCGCCCCGAAGGCGACATCGAAGCCATCGGCGCGCTTTGCAAGATGGCCGGCTGTCCCGACAAGACCGCGGAGTTCCTCACCAAGAAGAAGTCCAGCGGCCAGTACTTCAGCGTGGCGGACGTCAGCGAAGAGTTGACCGCCGCCCGCGTGATCGAAAGCGAGAGGAGCATGATTACATCGCACGTCAATCCCAACCAGGGCGCGGTTGGTTCGCTTCAGGAGATTGAAGCGCAAGCCACCACTTACGCCCGCCAGAATCGCGGCAAAGAGACTCCGAATCTTTACGCCGAAAGCGGTACCACCAAGCTGACCAAGGAGCGCGCCTACGCCCTCATGCTCGAAGAGCATCCCGAGGTTTACGGCGCGTTCGTGGCGCAGCACAACGCGAAGGGCCTGATCGCCACGCTCGAGCGGGCTGGCATTCGCCTCGCCCGGTAGCAGAGAGGAGATAGACATGGCATTCGAACAGACATTACGTAATGTAGGGCTTCCGGCGGCGGCCGACCTCACGAGCAACGGGACTGTGAATCCGCAGTTCTACTTCGTGACCGTCAACTCGTCCGGACAGATCAACTTCACGGGCGCTGGCGCCGTCGCCGATGGCGTGGTCCAGGACAAACCCAACGCGCAGGGAGTGGAGGCCGAGGTCGCCATCCTTGGCATCACCAAGCTGCTGACCGGCGCGGCGGTCAATGCCGGTGATCCGCTCATGGCCAACGCCAGTGGCCAGGCCATCACCGCGACCACCGGCAATTTCGTGCGGGCGCGCGCGCTGGCAGCATCGGGCGGTGCTGGCGTGATCATCCCCGCGCTGCTTCTCGGCCCGTACAAGATGTAGCCGTTCATCACATAGGAGAAATCACAAATGCCTCAGCCAACACTACAAGACGTTCACGTCAATCGACCGCTGACGAA